GTATTAATAATTGAAGAAAAAAGGGACAGAGGCTTAAAAACAAATGCCGTGGAGCAACGTTGTATTGGAAATCATTATAAAAAATCTATTGGAGCACAGGAAATGTCTAAAAAAGTTAAATTCACAATCATCGCAACGGACGAACTTAATTGGTGTATAATAAGGCACCATAAAATGAAAAATAAGGGAAAAGAAAAAGTATTGGTGGAAAGAAGGGTTGGCTATTTTCCGACTTTGGAAAAGGCTTGTGGCTTTCTTCAGGACCTGATAATCAAAAACGAGCTGAGAGGGAAAAGTGTTGATACGGAAGTGTTGCTCAAAGCTATTTCTTCCGCTAGCTCAAAAATGGAAAAGCTGCTCTTAACTATGCCTAAATCGTGTGATAAGGGTGCTGGCGTTTGATAACTAGGGGGTAACATAGGCTTTGCTATATGCAAGGCTGAAAATTCCGTACGTGTGAACCTAGAGCATTTTAGAGGAGGAGGATGTAATCATGAGTTTTAACTTTTCGTTAATAGAAAATAGACCTATCCGGGACCAACAGATTTGGATTCGGAATGTTTCTAAAAGGAAGGGCTTTTCAACAGCTCTGGGTAAGCAAATTTATTGGCAACGCAGGAGACACGGGTTGTCACTTAATGAGGCCCTGATAAAGTTCCATATTGAGCCTGAAACCCACGCTGTATATATGAAGAGAAAGAAATACAAGCGTTATATAGAAACAGCACACGTAGCTGCTAAGGCCTGGTGGCTTTCAAAGATTGGTGATATGGCCCTCTCCAACCGTGGTAATCTGGACCTGTTGAAGATCCATTTTCGCAATGAATTTGGGGTTGAGCTAGATGAGGAGCCTACCTATATTGACAAGGGCTTTGTGGTGACAGTGCGGAGCAAGGCAAAATGATTGCTTTAGAGCTTACCTACCCACAAGGGATTATGCTTCAAATGGCGGATAATAGAGTTGCCTTCCCTCTCTTTGTGGGAGGCTACGGATGTGGTAAATCTGAGATATTGGCTATTAACGCTGTCAGGGATGTAATGGAGTTCCCTGGGTGTAAGGTGGGCTGCTACGCTCCAACTCACGATCTTTTGGGGCTGAATCTAATCCCCAGAATTGAATCCCGGTTGGAGGAGCAAGGCCTGGCACACACCCATAATAAGTCCAAGCATATCCTTCATATCCAGGGAGACAGGCAAATTATCTTCCGCTCAATGGACAACCCGGCCAGGATAGTAGCATATGAGGTGTATAGGAGCCACGTTGATGAGGCTGATTTGATGGCTACTGCAAGGAAGGGTGAAGAGTCCTGGAATAGGGTGATTGCCCGTAACAGGCAAAAGAGGCTCACCCTAGATGGCAAGAAGCATAAGGACAGCTTCAACATGGTGAGTGGCTATACTACCCCAGAGGGATACAAGTTCACCTATAGAAGGTGGAAGAAAGCACCCGGAACTGGGTACAAATATGTCACAGCGCCTACCTCAAGCAATTGGAACCTGGATGAGTCTTTTATCCACAACCTTGAAGATACATATACCCCAGAGCAGTGCAAAGCCTACTTACTGGGGATGTGGACCAATATTTTCACAGGATCTGTGTATTCATATTTTGACAGAGATAGGCACAACACCGATAGGATTATCAAACCAAAGGAGCCTTTGATAATAGGGGCTGATTTCAACTATGGTGGCTCGTGTGGATCGGTGTATGTACCCCGGTCTGCCCAGGTCATGGAAACAGATCACTATGGTGTAGAGCACAGCGTTGTTAAGGCTGTGGGGCTACAGATGGTAGATGAGTTTATCAGCCATGATACAGAAGGTATGGTCAGGCATATCCGTGAAAATTATGATAACCATCACATCACCATAGTTCCTGATGCAACTGGTGTAAAGAATAGCACCAATGCCTCTATGTCTGATATTGCCATCCTGAAAGAGGCTCAATTCCAGATTAAGGCAAAGAGTATAAACCCAAGGATAGTGGACAGGATCAATTCTGTACAACGGTTGTTGTATAATAAACTATTCACAATCAATGTGGCAAAATGCCCTAAGACCACTGAGGCTATGGAGGAGCACGCATATTCAGACATAACTGGGCTGCCTGAAAAGATTGCAGGGCCTGGGACTGTTGATGATAGGAATGATTCTATGGGGTATCCATCTGCATTCTATCACCCGATAAAGAAGAGGAATACAACCAAAATGGAGATTTAACATGGCATTTGAATACGAATCTAAAGATGTAGGGAGCAACACCACAAAGCTACAGACTGTAAACGATGAAACGGCAGACTCTGTAACAGCAGTAAGCCGGGAGATGCAAACATGGAAAGGCAGATCCAAGTTGCCTAGAACGTTGCTTGAGGGAACTTATGGCATGAGGTTGGCCGGCAATGAATTTCTCCCTAAGCATACACTAGAGGGTTCTGGTGCATATACAGGGAGGCTGTCAAGATCCACACTGCTAAATGCCTTCAAGAAAACCAACTCTTTCCTGGCGGGGCAGGTGTTTCAATCTGATGTGGTATTTGACGATGAGGTGGATCAGATCTTTGAAGACTGGGCTGAAGAGATTGATTCAAAAGGGAACTCGTTGGATGTCTTTGCTAAAAGGGTATTTCAGAATGGCCTGTCGGAAGGGGTGAGGCATATTTTCATCGATGTCCCTCCCAAGGATGTAGACGTAGTGAGCCAAAAGGATGAGCAAGAGGCAGGCATAAGGCCATATTTCAAGGAGATCAGGGGTGAAGATATCCTTGGGGCTATAGTTGATGAGGATGGCTTCCTACAGCAAATAAGGATAGCTGAATCCGCCATGGTGAGAGTAGGCAATTATGGATCCAAGAAGGTCCAGAGAATCAGGGTGCTTGAGCCTGGGAAATGGGAGCTTCACGAGGTCAATGGAAAGGATGAATCTACCAAGCTCCTGGAGAGTGGTGTATTTTCTATAGATGTCATCCCATTAGTCACCTTTATCCCTGGGGATGAGTGGTCAATTGTTACTGGTGAGACTCCCCTTATGGACCTGGCTGAGTTGAATGCTAAGCACTGGAGATCGATGTCTGACCAAGACAACATCCTCTCAGTGGCCAGGGTGCCTATCTTATTCGGTAAGAATGTTGAGCTCAAGATGATGCCTATAGGGACCTCAACAATGGTCATTTCAGAAGACGATAATGCTGATATGAAGTTTGTGGAGATCCAGGGCAACGCTATAGATGCAGGCCGGGAAGATATAAAGGAGACTGAGGCACAGATGGCCTTATATGGGCTGCAGCAACTCGTGCCTAGAACAGGGAATATAACAGCCACTGAAAAAGCCCTTACCTCAGCTGAATCCAACTCCTCTTTGGGGACCTGGGCCACTGAGTTTGAGTCTATTCTCAATGCCGCTTTTGATATTGCTGGCCAGTTTATGAACGTGGAATGGCCTGATAATGGGCTGGCTGTTAATAAGGAATACAACTTTGGTGTTGCTGACCCACAAGAACTCACAGCCCTATTGGATGCCAAAGAGAAGGGTGTTATGTCTGCCCAGGCTTGTTTCTCTGAATTTAGAAGACGTGGAGTGTTGGAGGAGCATCTGTCTTGGGATGATATGGAGGCCGATCTTGAGCAAGAAAAACGTGACAATGTTGACATGGCTAGAATGGCTGGTGCAGCCTTTGGGGATGCCCCTGGTGATGATAGTCTGGGTGGTGAAGAAGGTAGTGATGAAGATAAAGACAAAGAGGGCACAACTAAATGAAAAAAGAACAGGCGATCACTAATCACAGATATGTGACACAACGATATGCCCTGGATAGGTTTGAGGATGCAGCGTTGCATGAGCTTCAGCTGTACTATAGGACAGCACGCAAAAAGGCTCAAGCAGATATCAACAGGGCTATAAAGCGCAATTACAACCTGAGATCGGTCAATAGGCTGACTGCTCTTCTTAAGGAGATTGATGCCACCCTTGAAGCCCTTACTGATAAGCTGACTAAACCCGTGGCTGAGGCAGTAGGGGAGGCAGGGGCCTATTCCTATAATAACACCAATGCTATTGTTTCCTGGGATGGTGCTGTTGATGATTTCAAAAATGTGGCCTTGTCCGCCAACCAGATATCTAAACTTGTCCTGGAGGAGCCACTAGGCGGGAATAAGATTGACGAATGGTTGTGGTCAGTATTCCAGGATGAGAATATGTCGCTCAAAGCTGAAATAGCAGCTGCCCGGATCAGGGGTGTTGGGTATAAAAAGTTGATGGGAGAGTTGGCAGGAAGGTATGACAATTTGCTGAATAACGATAAGGTTGAGCAAAACCTTGAGACAGTCGTGAAGTCATATATACAGTCAATGAACGCCAAATCACACAAGGATATTTATGAAGCAAACAAAGATGTCATAAAAGGGGTTGAGTGGTCTGCTATCATGGAGAATGGGAATACTAAGACAGGTAGGGGAACTTGTCCTAGGTGTATGGCTCTTGATGGCATGGAGTATCCTTCTATTCAACACGGTCCTGGTTGTCCGTTGCATCCAAGGTGTAGATGTATGTATCTCCCTATTACGAAGACGTGGAAAGAGCTTGGCTTTACTACTGAGGAGACAAAGAAACTAGGTACCAAGTACAATAAGTGGTATGAGAGATCACCTTCAAGAAAGCGTTTAGCGTATGGCGAGACTGATAAGAATTTTGCTGGATTTTGGGAAACTAAGCCTGAGAAATGGCAGAACAACGCTATTGGTCCAGTACGTGCACAGATGGTAAGG